GCAAACGTCCCTATCGTATCTGCCACGCAGACCACTCGTTCTGGTTATGGTAGCTCTGATGTCGAGCTTACTGATACTAGTGAGTCCTTTGGACTCCCTGCTACTGCTGATCTTATGTTTGCCCTTATTTCTACCGAGGAACTTGAGTCCCTTGGACAGATTCTTGTGAAACAGTTGAAGAATAGATACAACGATCTCAGTATCTACAAGAGATTTGTTGTCGGTATTGATCGTGCCAAGATGAGATTATTCGATTGTGAACAGGTTGCACAGGACGATCTCCTTGACAATAAACAGGAAGAGGAGTATAGTTATGAGGAAAAACCCAAGAAGTCCTTTGATGGATTTAAATTCTGATGAAACTACGAAAGAACGAACCTGCAATAGTGAAATCGGAAATGCCACACTATTATGAAATTAAATTCATTAATCATCCTAATGGACTTGAGAAAGTTCATTGTGGCACAATGAAAGATGTAGAACGTATGTTGGAGATATATCCAGATGCAATATACTCCAAGATTCTTCTACCCCATCCACCACAAACTGTAGAAGTACAGGCAAAATCTATTGAAGAACCTGTTGCACTTCCTACACTTAAAATTGAGGGTCAGGAGATCCCTATGCAACAAAATCTTCCTCAATCTGAACTTAAAGAACTTGAACTATGACCATTGATCCACAAAAATATATTGACTTTGTTCGTCAAACCACGAGTCAAGAAAGTCTTGATTGGCCTACCCTATCTTCACGTCTGACTCATCTTGAGATGCACGATGAAGCAAATGTTACTCAACTTCTGACCGCTGCTCTTGGTATCAGTGCAGAAGCAGGTGAGTTCACTGAGGTTGTAAAGAAGATCTTTCTTCAAGGAAAACCTTATACCGAAGAGAATGTGTTTCACATGAAACGTGAACTAGGTGACATCATGTGGTATGTTGCTCAGGCATGTATGGCACTTGACATTTCATTCGATGAAATTCTTGAGATGAATGTTGAGAAACTGTCGGCACGATATCCTGAGGGTACCTTTGATGTTCACTATTCTGAAAATCGTAAGGAGGGAGATCTCTGATGGACGCAGCAGTACATGCATGGAACTCAATGGGTTGGTTCGACGGTTTTCTTTTTACCGTCTGGATCGTCGCATTGTATGTTGGTAAATTGAAAATTGATCAACGGTTTGCTCGTCGAACTGTATATCGTGTTAAACTTGAGGAAAAAGAATGATCAAACTAGAATTAGACGTAAGACAAGCAGCATCTATTCGTCAGGTGCTATATAAAGAACAGAGTATTTACACATACGATCCCAAATGTGTTCCCCCACGTATCGTTGACATCCGTGAAGTCATTGGTACACTGGATACACAGATTGAATCTGAGCTTGAAGAAGCTGCAAAAGAGATTCAAAAACTTGAAGAAGAAGCTGCACCAGACTACGGAGTTGGTAAATGACATACGACTTTTCTTTCGCACATTCACCAGAAGGTTTCGATAATCATATCGACAAATCTATTCGGGGTTACTCAAACCTTTTGGATGACACTGTATCGTTTTCTCGATACTTCGTGGAAGACAATACTAAAGTCGTAGATGTTGGATGTTCCACTGGTAAACTCACCAAGATGATCATGGGTAATAATCCCAATCGTCAAGAGGCTCAATATGTTGGTGTTGAACTTGCTGGTAGTTTCTTTGGTAATCTTGATAAGAGAGAGAAAGAAATCAAAAAAGAATATCCATGGGCATCTTTAGAATGGGTCAAAGGTGATGTCACTAATTACGAGTTCAATAACTGTTCTCTTGTGACCTCACTGTTCACTCTACAGTTCATGCCTAAACCCACTCGTCAAGATACGATTAATAATATCTACGAGGGTTTGAATGAGGGTGGTGCATTTATCTTTGCAGAGAAGTTGATGTGTGAGAATGCGTTCTTCCAAGAACTGTTGACATTCAATCACTATGACTACAAACGTAAATCCTTTACTCCAGAAGAGATCATGGATAAGGAGAAAGAACTTCGTGATATGTTGAAACCGAATACTTGGGAAGAACTCAAGTCTATGATATGGTGTGCTGGTTTCAAAGATTGTCAGATCTTCTGGAGAAACCATCAGTTCGTTGGAGTCATCGCAATTAAGTAATGTGTGGAATCGTTGGAGGATTTGACCTCCCACAAATCGAAAAGGGTCTCGATGCCATTGCTCATCGAGGACCAGACAATCAGGGAATCATTCAAACGGATAATGTCTATTTTGGACATGTCCGTTTATCTATTATTGACACTAGTAGTGATTCCAATCAGCCATTTGTCTATGGTCGAACTACCATGATCTTTAATGGTACGATCTGGAACTATAAGGAACTAAGAAAAAAACTTAATATCAAAACCAAAACTTCGGGTGATACTGAAGTTCTTTGTGCCATCTTGGATAAGTATGGTATCAAGGGTCTACGGATGGTTGAGGGAATGTTCGCTATTGCATTCACTCAAGGTGATGGATCAATCACCATTGTCAGAGACAGACATGGTGAGGTTCCTCTTCATTATTCATTGACGAGTGGTCTGTTTCCTTCCTTTAGTTTTTGTTCTGAGATCAAAGGTCTCCTCGCACTTGGTGAGAATGGACAGACTATTCGGATGTTGGAACCTGGTGGTTTTATCACCGTTACATCAGATCATAGGATTACAGAAGGACTGTGGTATAACATCTATGAACGTATCACCGACACATCTTCTTGGAATCAACTTGAATCACAGACGTGTATTGGAGACAATATCGAACAAGGTTCATATGAGAGAACTGTGTCTGATGTACCTTTAGCTTGTCTTTTATCTGGTGGTATTGACTCCGCCATCACCACACTCATCGCATCACAACATATTCCCAACCTGGTTACATATACCGCAGTTCATGATGAGAACTCGAAAGATTTACGGTCTGCCAGAGAAGTTGCTAAATATTTGGGAGTCGAACTGAGAGAGGTTAAAGTTTCTCCTCCATCAGTCGATGACATCAACGACGTTATCAATACTATTGAGATGCCTTACAAGGCTCAAGTTGAAATTGGTTATCCGTGTGTTCAACTTGCCAGAAGAATCCATGAAGATGGATTTAAGGTAATCATGTCAGGTGAAGGGAGTGATGAACTCTGGGCATCTTATGGTATGAGTTATCATGGTATTAAAGATAAAGGTTGGACCAACTATCGAATTGAATTGTTCGGATCACAACATCGGAAGAACTTTGCAAGATGTAATAAGATCTTTATGAAGTATGGGATCGAGTGTCGTCTCCCTTTCCTGAATACACAGTTGGTTGAAAACGCACTTGGTCTGAGTCAAGATAAGGTGTGGGACGGTAAGTCAAGACCCAAAGCAATCCTCCAAGAAGCTTTCAGAGGAGAACTTCCTGACAATATTATTGATAGAAAGAAGGTTGCTTTTCAAGATGGTATGGGTATTAAGTCTTTGTACGAAGATGTTGTCGAAAATCCAAAAACATATTACACTACACAGTATAAGAATAAGTTCACATGAAACTACCATATAACTTACAGGACGTATACGACGGTGAGGCTAAATCAAAGTTCACCGTGATTTCAACCTTTGCTGGTGGAGGTGGTTCATCCACAGGGTATCGTCTTGCGGGTGGTAAGATTTTGTGTATCAATGAGTTTGTCGAAGAGGCAAGAAAGACATATGCATCTAACTATCCTTCAACACCGATTGTCCCTGATGATATCAAACAATTAACTGGTGGCGACTTTCTGAAGATTACTGGATTGAAACCAAAAGAGTTGGATATTCTTGATGGATCACCACCTTGTTCTGCATTCTCTGTTGCAGGATCAATGTGTCGTGGTGAAGGATCTAAACACTCTGATGGTTGGGGTAAGACAAAGAACTATTCTGATGGAAAGAAGGTTGAGAATATTGAAGACCTATTCTTTGAATTTATCCGTGTAGCCAGAGGTATTCAACCAAAAGTTATCGTAGCCGAGAACGTCAAGGGATTGACAATTGGCGAGGCAAAGACTTATTATGCTAAGATTACCAATGCCTTTGAGGATCTTGGTTATCTCGTCACATCAAAAGTGATGAAGTCATCTCACTACGGTGTAGGTCAGGCAAGAGAACGACTTATCTTTATTGCGGTTCGTCAGGACATCGCAGATAAGATTGGTTTGAATGTACTCACAGTATCTTCACTCTTTCCTCCCACGTCATCCAAAGACACAACCATCGGTGATATCATTGATGGAGTAGAAAACGACCCTGAGAACATTCAGTCTCTGACTGAACATATGTTGAAGAGTGGTGTCTATCAAAGTGTCGTAAAGAAAATGCCAAAGAATCCTAAGAAGATTCTATCTGGTATGGACTATCACGAGAAAGGACACTGTTTCAATACAAAGAGGGCATCATTTTATAAACCCTCTCCGACCTTGACAGCAAGTGGTGGTCTGATACACTGGAAAGAAGACAGAGTTCTTTCTGTTCCAGAACTTAAACGCATTCAATCTCTTCCTGACGATTTCATTCTTACTGGAACTCACTCACAACAAACTGAAAGAGTTGGTAGAATGGTACCTCCCCTCATGATGAAGGCAATTGCCGAAAACATTTACAAAGAAGTATTATCTCAATTATGAAACTACTCACTCTCGAAGATTATCAAAAGGCAGGAGAAACTTTCTGGCCCAAGTATTGGTACGTTGCCAAGGAACTTGGTGAAGATGCCAAGGCAGAAGACATTCTCAAAGTCATGGAAACTCTTGGTGGTGTTGCACTCAAAGTTGCTCTTGAAGAAAAACTGACAGGACCATTTGGGTTTAATAAGAAAGACGAATCTGATACATCAGAAGAATAAATATTAAAAAAAGAAAAATCATATGCTCTCGACTCAATATCGGCTTCGGCTAGAGTTCATTTGCAAGTGCATAGCAAATGGTGAAGAGGTTAAATTGGATGACATGATCTGGGCAGAGAAGTTATCAAAGGCTAATACAACTGCCCGAGAAATGTTAAAGAAAGCAAGAAGACAGTCCTCTCAAGATATTCAAGAGGGAACTATTGATGATTTTATGAATAGGATGGGGTTAGGTGACCCCGACCCATCCAACTACAAAACGGGGTTCAATGGTGCCGATGAAATTATCGATTGGTTCCGACAAGATAAACCAGATGATTGGAGGCAACGTGACTAAATTTTTAATGTTTACAAAAGAATCTTGCGGACCATGTGGTCTGGTCAAGAGATATATCACAGCTCTCAAGGATCCCCGTGAGAGTATTATTGAAGAGGTTTATCTTGAAGACGTGAGTGATGAACCCATCCCTGAAGAGAACATTGAACTCGCTAGGAAGTATGGTGTAACTGCTACACCTGTTCTTGTTATTGCTGATGATGAAGGTGAACTCTTAGAGACTTACATTGGTGGTGTGCCTATTACACAAAACATTAAAAAATTATGGACAAAGTATGATGCCTGAAACAACTGACGAGAACATCAAGAAACTAGACGCCGTTTTAGACATGGCATCAGACGCAGAGTTAATTGACGAAACGTTTTACGTTTGGGAGACTCGATTTGGTCTGTGGAGTACCATGACTCAAGAGGGACGGAAGATGTTGACTGGTCTCACACGGGAAGCTGTTGTAGATATGACACGATGGCATCTTAAGTGTGAACAAGAAGGTTGGCCACCTGGTTCTGTACGGGTCATCAATAATGGTATCGTTGGTGGTAAACTGTGAAGTTCGAATTGAGTATGGAGGATTATACCATCATCCTCAATTCACTTCACTATTATAAAAAGGTAGAGAAGTATCCTAACTTTGCTCACTTTGATGAGAAACGAATCAATGCATTGAGGGATAAGATGGCATATCAATTGGTCTGGAAACAGGAAGAGACATAAATAAAGATAAGAAAAAGTAAATTGTAAACAGATGTCTTCATCAATGCGTAACTTTATGGAAGCCTATTCGGCTGTTCATAACACCGAAGCTAAAGAAGCATTGACTTCTGGAAGAGATGAGATCACT